CTAAACAAGCTGATATTGCTGACATGGGATCAACATTGTTTACAATAAAAGTCTCACCAATTAACTTCAGAGCTTTTTGGATTGCTAAAAGTTTTTCATCTTTTTTCATTTGTTTCATTTTGGAAGTGCTTTTATGTTAGCTCTCAAAGCATCGATATGCTCAAGATAATATTTTTCGAATTTTTCTTTGTCATCATTAACATCGGTTCGTTTATCTCCTTTAAGATAATTTTTACCTTCTATGAGATCAAGAATTATCAATAAAGTACTCGGTGGAATAACATCAATTAATGTCATATTAAGACTGTGGATCATTCCACTAAGAGAATAAACCATTTCGTTAAACATTCTCCCATGTATGGACGCCATTAATGACACATAACCATCACTATTATCTAGAGCAGGTTTTATATTAAGTTTTCTCCGCATTTCAGAAAGCATTTTAACTTCAATAAGCTTGAAATTTAGATGAACATATTCGCTAAATTCTCGTATTCGATCTTCATTGCCTTGATAATATGCAGCGAACTTATCCATTTTTTTCTTTTTCCTCTAAATCATTGTAAGAATCTTTTTTTGTTTTCATTTTGTTTTCCTAAAATTATCTTTATGTGTATATGTCATTTCTATGCCTGATGCACTTTCCCCAAAACAATTAGAATTTCTGAAGCATTGTACCGCCAAATGGAATATAACACATGGTAGCGTTCGTTCTGGAAAGACTGTAGCAACAACATTCGGTTTTATGCAAGCAGTAAATGAATGTCCTGACTCGAAAATATATATTGTGGGGCATACGTCAGAGACTGCCTTTCGTAACGTAATCTCTCTTATAATGAATTCAAAGGAGCTTTCTATCTTTCGACCATATTGCACTTGGGGAAATAGAAAATTGCACTTTAAGGATAAAACTATTACTGTTTTAGGTGCAAAAGACGAAGGTGCAATTCAGAATTTTCAAGGAGATACTTATTCACTTGTGTTATGTGATGAGATGACTCTATATCCTGAATCGATCATTGACATGATTGATACGCGCTTGTCGCCTTCGCATAGTCGTGGGTTCTGTAGCATGAATCCTTCTCATCCTGGACATAAGATAAAACAATGGATTGACAAGGCAGCCAAAGGAGACAAAAACTATTATGCTTTACATTTTACTCTCGATGATAATCCGTTTGTCGACTTTGATTACAAAGAACGCATCCGTAACAGCTTATCGGGCCTCTTTTATAAAAGAAACTATTTGGGTTTGTGGTGTTTGGCGGAAGGCGCTATTTTTGACTTTTTCGATCATGACATCTATATTCTTAAGCGCCCTCCTGCTTGTGCTGAATATTGGATTGCTGGTCTTGATTATGGTACAATCAATTCTTTTTCCTGTGTTTTGGTGGGTATATCTACTGGAGTACAGACTCAAACAGGAAAAAAAATGTGGGTCGAAAAAGAATACTACTGGAACCCAAAAGATACAGGAAGACAAAAAACAAACAGTGAATTCGCAAGAGATGTAAAGGAATTCCTTGAACCTTATGATGTAAAGCAGCTTTACATGGATCCAAGTGCTGCATCATTTAAGCTTGAATTGCAGAGATTGGACATTAATGTTGTTAATGCAAACAATGATGTCGAAGATGGAATAAGGATATTGACTTCAGAGATGAAAAAAGGAAATCTTTTCATTTTAGATGAATGCAAGCATTTGATTAAAGAAATTGAAGGATATGTATGGGATGGAAAGGCAGCGGAAAAAGGCGAAGATAAACCAATTAAGAAAAACGATCATGCTATTGATGCGCTGCGATATGCTATTGCATCCCATAAAGTTTCTGTATATGATCCATACAAAGATAAACAAGCCCGTGATAATTGGATGAAAAATCGATATGAGCCAACAAGAAGATATTAATAAAGAAGAAAATCAAGAATTCACAGGAAATCTTATATTATTCATCAAATGCCGTAATTGTTTTGAAGAATTTGATATAAATCCTGATTTAATTGTGAAATGTATGATATTAGGACAAAGTATATATAAATTTATTGAATACATACAAAATTCTACATGTGGAATATGTAAAGGTAACAAATCATTTGATAAAAAAACTAAAGAAATATTAGAAGAAACTTATTGGAAAACAAAAGAGCAATCAAATGACAATTGAATGGACAATTTTAGCGTGGAGCTTTCTAGGAAGTTTTCTAGGAACAATCTGCGGAAATATGATTACTGGAAAATCTAAAAAGCAAGCTTGATATAGAGTTTTTCTTGTTTTTATCGTCTAAAAATGTTAGAATATCCATTCCAAAACATGATGTGGAATGGATTTATGTCAAAAACATGTCTCGATTGTAATAAATCACTGCTTCATCATGCTTCGAAGAGGTGCGATGATTGTTATCCCAGTTACATAAGAAAATATCAAAAAGAATATAGAGATAGAAATAAGAAAAAATGCTACGAAAGATCTCGAATTTCTTATTTTAAAAATGAAAGTTATTATAAAGATAAAAGACGAGAGAATTATAGAAAAAAACGAGGAATCCCTCTAGATGATCCATTTAGAAAACGTAAAAACGGTGAAGGTAACATAGATTCTAGTGGCTATAAAACTATTACGAGACGCGGACATCCAAACCAAATGGATAATAAGGGTCGAATTAGAGAACATATATTCGTGATGTCTAAACATTTGGGAAGGCCACTGAATAAAAAAGAAAGTGTTCATCATAAAAATGGAATTAGAGATGACAATAGAATAGAAAATCTAGAACTATGGCATAAAGGACAACCACCAGGTCAAAGAGTTGAAGATAAAATTAATTGGGCTATTGATTTTTTAAACCAATATGGATATAAGACAACCAAGTAGTAAAATTTTTACTGGAGGGTGTCTTGAGCTTCTATTACCCGCCTTGGAACAACGCCTTGGAGCCCAATCAAGGTAATGTTCGACAGTGGCTAGATAATCTATACTCAAAATTTCAACCCATTGAACAAAGCCGGGTCTAACGCCTCTCTTGTAATGAGAGGGGCGTTAGACCCATAAATCGATGGAATCAATCGAACATCGACACATTATTCTATGCTGGTTCGCAAACATTTGTGAATAGGTATTTCAACTTTAGTCCTTCCACATCATATCAGCAATATTATTTTAATCTGATTCAGCAACCTGTCAATATTGTAACAGGATATGAAAGGCAGCACCGCAAGAATTTTTCTTATGTTCCTTCCGAAGGTGCTGATGCTCTTACGACAGATCAATACACACGATTAATTACGCATGTAGCTAATGCCGGATCTATTCATGAACAGAAAAGCAAGGCTAAAGAGCTTGCAACTGTTTCAGGAATGGTTCTTATGCAACCATATCTAGATTATTCTGGAAATGATCAAGCCCAAGGCGAATTAAAAGTTAAAATATGGGAATACAATGCATTTCTTGTTGATCCATATTTCAGAAACCCAGACATGAGTGACGCTCAATTTGTTTGGTGTCAAGAATATATCAGCAAAAAAGAGGCCGAAGATAGATTTTCGGATAAATTAGACTTAATCAGACCAATGTCAGGGACACCACAACGTTATGGATCATTTTACTTCCTTCCTGAAAATTACAATATGGCCCGCAATGATCTTATGGTGCTATCTTATGTATGGTATAAATGGAAAAGGAAAAAGAAACGCCTGTATTCTAGGAGTCGTAATCAGTTTTTTGATTTTGCTGGGGGTGACGCTCAACTTGAGTCTATTTTATACAATATACCAGACATGGAAGAAGTAACCGTTGAAGTGCCATGTTGGAAACTTGCGACTGTTCTTAATGATCAAATGATGTATCAAGGGAATAATCCTCTTGGTTTTGATACGAGCCCTTTCATTCCATATTATTGGAATTACGAACCTCACATTAATTACTATGATTTAAGAGTTAGATCATTAGTGAGAACTATGAGAGACCCACAATTCTTATTTAATTATAAAGTTATAACGAATAATGACATTGCTCAAGCTACAATTAATGCAGGATGGAAAAGAAAACAAGGCGCAGTAGCAAATGAAGATAACTTAAAGAAGGCGGGTCAAGGCTGGGATGTGGTTATCAACCAAGGTTATGAAATGACTGACGTTGAAAAAATCGTTCCAAGCGCTGTTCCAGAGTCTGATTTAGCATTAGCACAACAAATGTCTGATTTAATATATCAAACTTCAGGTATTCAATTAGAAAATTGGTCTGGACAAAGTGACAAGCAGATTTCTGCTCTTACGGCATTGATTAAACAAGCTGCAAATCTAATGGTATTTCAGAAATACTTTGATCAATGGGATTATTCGGATAAATTGCTTGGAGATAAGCTTCTACAAATCGTTTTGAATAATTGGAATGCTCAAAAAGTGGCCTTATATATAGGTGAGGAACCATCACCGCATTTTCATTCTAAAGTTTTTGCTAAATATCAAACAATTGTTGAAGAGTCGGATCTCACTCCAACACAACAAAATTTACAAGCACAGCAAATGATGGAAATGAATGAACGATTCCAGCGTGAGGTATTCCCTCCATCAATGATTATTCCTAAGTTAAATATTACTGGTAAATCTGAAATTATCCAATTCCTACAAGGTCAAGAGAAACAAGCTCAAGAATTACAAAATGAACAAACAGCAGTGCAGCACGCATTTGAAGATGCGAAACTGAAAGAGCTTTACAGTAAGGCTACGGCCAACCTGGCGACCGCTAGAGAGCGTCAAGGCCGGGCTGAGGCGGATATCGGACTATTTGAAGAGAGACTTTCCGAGATTACACGAAATAGAGCGCTGGCTACGAAAGACAAAATGGAAGCATTAGAAAAATTAATTGATGTTATCGCTAAATATGGCGAGATTGAAGCGGCTCTTAAGATGAATGAAATTGAAAGCTTTGATTATAGACAAGAAGGCAAAGAAAACACAGAAAAAGCAGATGCTAAAAGAACAGCTCTTGCAAATGATTTCAGAAACAGTATAATAGGAAATAATTTAAATCAGCCACAAAGGCCTCAACAGGGGCAGGGAATGGCTCAACAAGCAATGTGAGGGATTATGGGCGGTCAAAGAATAGATGATCATAAGTTTTGGGCTGGCGGGAAATCTAAGGATAGTGTATTCCCTAAAGGAGCACATACCAAAGATGAGTCTAGCGCTGAAGGATTTGGTGCACTTTCGCACTATGAAGATACTACAGAGGCTATTAAGAGCCAGCAAGAAATGAACAAAAAGAAAGTTCATGGACATCCGCAAAAACCTGGACATAGATATTAATTTTGAGTGATGATAGCACTCAGGCGCCATAAAGTTGAAGCCCATGAATTTAAGGGCGCGCGCAAGCAAGAGCGATTCATGGTGCCCGCATAGGGGTCTAAGAAATACTATGCATTTTATGCGTCAGGCCTACGCGTTAACTATTGTTTCCTCGTATCCTCCTATAGTGCAAGGATTCATAGATGGCCAATTTTTTAATATTTATGTTGAAAATACTTAAAAATGATGAACAAATGCCAAATTTCTGCGAAAGATGTAATGGAGCATTAACATTATGTCCCGAAAATTTTCCTTGGAATGAAGAATTTTATATATGTAATGAATGTGGTTCTACTTATATTAAAGAAATTAATAAAGATGTTCAAGAAGCTGATGTTAAAAAATCGATTTAGAGGTAATTATGAAGTCAGGTTTTAAAGATTCAACAGCAATTAAAAATCAAGAGCCTAAAGATCATCCTTTAGATGGTAAAAAGACTCCTTGGGATTTTACTTGTCCACAATATGATCAACGTTCAAGTTGCTTTGTAAATGCAGGTACGCATTATGGCGTCGGACATAAACAGCCTGTCGGACATGAAGGAAATCCAAAAGATAAAGTTTCTGCAATGCCTTTTGGCCATCATTCTACAATGAAAATAGATGAAGTGGGATAATAAATTAAAAAAAGAAAAGTAAATGGCTCAAGCACAACAAGCAGGACATCCGAATCGCCAACAACCTAAGAAAGTAGGCAAGAATCGATTTGCACATACTGCTAATACAAAATATGGAATGGGCGATAATTACGGCACTGGAATCAAAGCCAAGTTAGGAACCATGCGCGAAGATAGTATGGGAATGATTGGATTGACTCCTAAGCGTCTGAAGAAGCCTCCGAAGTCTCTTGCTTAATTTTTTTCCTCATTTATCCAAAGAGTTGCTT